CCTACATAATATATGATATTTTGAATTCTATAAAAAATAACCATTATTATCATTTATACAATTAGTTCTATATAATTTAAAAAATAATACATTTTCCTTTCATGATTATACAAAATTAAACACCTTGTATAGATCAATGTTATACAGTAATGATAAATGATTTTAAAAGGGAATATGAAGGAAATTACATAAAAAATAAAGTTTTGTGCAGATATGTAACACCAAATGCCATCATATTGATGACAGTGTACCATTTCAGGTCTTTACTTTCCAATATACTTCATAAGTAAAGTAATTTCACCTGTCAATAATAATAACTGTTGACTCATGACGAGTAGCTTGGCTCCTCTTGTTTTTGGGCTTAAATCGCCATATCCAACCGCAGACATGGTTGTGACAGAGAAATAGTATGGGTCAATTTTATCTTTAAATCCAAAGTCGGCTGGATTCATCCTACTGTATATAATTGCATAGATAACACAAATAATCAATAAGATTATAAACTCTTCCATTACTTTATACATTATTTTTGTTTCAAAATCGTCATGTATTGTGTAATCATATATTGTTCAAAATACATATCACCTAAATCGCGATGTGCTTGTGTACTAAAATGTAATTCATCCCCACAATGTTCCAAATTCTTAGAAAACGCGCACCTCGTTAACATGTCATTATTATGATTTAATTCTCGTAACACCGTGTTTTGTTTGTATGTATCGTTACATTTTAATACTTCTCCTACGATAAACACAATTTCTTTGTTGAACATACGCCTATACTCGGTAACAACATGCTTCAACCGATTCCTATAATACTCATGTGATTCATTGTAGTCAGACTCCCCTTGATGCCAAAGCACTCCTTCCAATCGGTTCGCCTTTGATTTCTTAAGTGCCTCCTTCATGTATAAAACTGATTTATCAAAAATATCACCTATATCTTTTTTTGAATTTGTGCTTCTAGGGTATTCTATATGAGACCATCTACATATAGACTGTCCAGGAGCTCCACACACGACCAGTCCAATTTTTTTATGCGGGAATCTTTTAATATACTTCTTTGCAAAATGAAATGCAAAACATTGGCTGTTCAAAGGCTTTGTACCCATATACCTTTCCAAACTCGCAACATCCCAAGACTTGTCGTGTATATTCCATGACAATATATTTTCATCCATATGGTCATCCTCGTCATGTGGATCATAATACCCACCAGTGCCCTGAGAATTACTTTGCCCTGTAACTAAAAACACAATATCAGGAATGTGCTCATGTCTATTTACGAAAATTTGTAAATTTTTCTGTTCGTAAGTCGCCATTGGCATCTCAATACCATAAAACCCCCCGTGTATTTTTCCCAACAAGTTTGAACAGGACATCACGACCTTGTCTTTGTATCCGACTTGTATACATCCGTGAGAACCATGTAACATTTCTAAAGGATATCCTAAAGGATTGTAGTCGTGTGGTGTGAACCGAATCCAAATCTTTGACTTACTTTTTATATCAGTCCCATCACACGCTTTAATATGACCATTCTCTACAAAACGTACAGTAGATTTACTAGGAATACCTAATTCTAAGATGTCATGACAATCAAAAGATACATACATCCAAATATTGTTCAACTCTAAATAATATCCTACTCTAGAAAATGGTCTATTCGATATACTATCATAATTATTTATTCTATACTCCATAGGTCCTTCATTTGGAATATCCATGGAATACAATAAACGCATTTCATGGGTTTCTGGGGCTACGTAACACGCTCTACAAGGCTTGGTTGCTACTTCAAATCGTCTCGTTTCGAATGAATGTCCATTCCCAACCATTGTCCAGTTCCTATTCACTTCTGGTCCAGAACCAATACCTATATCAGGTATCCCATAAAAATTATTATATGATATGAGAGCTTGTGTATCATATAGCGATGGATCACCATCATAAATCTGAAAACATCCATATTCTCCATAATTCGTTATCATATCATCATACCCTAACTTACCCGTAACCCCTGGTACATAATCATATGGTGATATTCTCACATGACCATTTATTTTTGTTGTTTTATGATACGGTGATATAACTTCGATATTACGAACTCCCTTATTCACGACTAAGCCATTTAATCCGGGTATTGTTACATCACAATGCTGAGAAGTAAAAGCATCCATAGATACCCATATAGATTGTTGTCCGAAGTGTACATTTCCAATATGCAACATATATCCAATTCTATCAAATGGCAAGTGCTGGGTGTTATAATTATATAAATCAAAATCATAATCGATTCGTTTCTTCAACAATGGGATATTCAGCGAATAACATCCTCTCCATAATGTATCTTCTTTTATCATTGATGTATACATGAAAGGACGAACGAATACAGTCAATGTCTTTTTAATATACTGAGCACTGTTATGCGAGAACGACCAATCCTTAAACCCTCTTTGACAATTACCCACCCCTATATCACATAATCCAAATTTTGCGTTGAAATTATTATACGCAAACACACATGTCCCGTCTATAAAAAATTGCATACACCCGTGTACAGCCCTATCACCAGTTGGATCAATTTTTTTATTTGACCCCATCAAAGGACCATACGCATGTGGTGTAAATTCTATATGCCCCTTTTCATTATGTCCCTGTGGTAAAGATAATATATTTGTTTGTAATGAAACATTTGTTATCTGTTGATGATATGCGTGTTTATCAGGAATCCCTAACTGATTCACATCATTTGTAAAAGGATTCATAGATATGTACACCATCTGGTGGCCATATTCCATATGAAGAAGCTCTAAGTGATATCCGATTCTATCAAACGCAGATATTTGATGTGTATTATCAACTGTATATAAGGGACGATACATATTTGATAAATCTACACTATACAACACAGACATTCTTCCATGTTCGCTGTCCATCTATTATAAGTATATAAAGTTTTTTTCCTGAGAAATAATAATTTATGTCGAGTGTCATCTCATTTATCATCCAAACGTACGACGAATGGAAAACCAGAGAAACAATTTCATCTTTCACTTCTAACGACATCAGTTGGATATTTTCATCAAACGTATTGGGAGATAATATCACAGTAAGTTCAACAGATGGTTCAAACAAACGCAGATTCATCATTCAAAATAGAAGTATTCTTTTGTCCGTCATAAAAGAATACTTCCAGAACCTAAAGAGTATACTTCTGTGATTATTATAACTCCCAGTATCATCATGACTCCCCGTATCAAAAAAGCCGTGAGATCGTGGTCTGGCGTACTTGTCATCACCGTTGTTATGCGACCAGACGCCTTTAGCTGCACGCATAATTGCGCATATTGTCCAGATGAACGCAAAAAGAAGGGAGCTAAATATGATATGCCTCGTTCCTATCTATCTTCTGAACCTGCTGTTATGCGAGCAATGGAATGCGATTTCGATACAGTTCGTCAAGTTCACAAACGTCTTGACCAACTAAAATCCCTTGGCCATACCATAGATAAGCTTGAAATTATTGTCCTTGGTGGAACCTTCAGTGAATATCCACTAGAATATAGAATATCATTCATGACAGACCTCTTTTACGCAGCTAATACATATGACTCTAACTGTGTATACGATAAACATACTTTACAATACGAACAAGCCACGAATGTAAACACAAAATATAAAATTATTGGTATTAGCATCGAAACACGACCAGACAGTATTTGCAAACAAGAACTTCGTCGCCTCAGAATTTACGGCGTCACTCGGGTTCAACTCGGTATCCAGCACACAGATGACCGGCTACTAGATAATCTAAACAGAGGTCACACAGCAGAAGATGGTGTTCGAGCTATTAGACTCCTGAAAAATAATGGTTTCAAGGTTGACATACATGTCATGCCGGATCTCCCGGGAGCAACACCCGAAGGAGATAAGATAATGCTAAATAAAGTTATCACACACCAAGACTATATTCCAGATTATATGAAAATTTATCCATGTTTAGATGTCGAATACACACAAATTCGAGAATGGAAACGGAATAAACTTTGGACTCCGTATGCCGAATCAAACTACAAAGCCCTCGTGGATGTCATTATTCATGCGAAACGTTTATGCCCCACATACATTCGTTTCAACCGAATCCAACGGGATTTTCCAGAAGAAAACGAAAACAGGATAGGATATGCTTCTGATACAATAAAATCAAACCTCCGACAACTTGTTCAGGACGAATGCAAACGAATCGGTGTATCTTGCCAATGTATTCGTTGTAGAGAAATCAAGAAGGATTCTTATTCATCGTTTTGGTTTCGTGTCGAGAAATATGAAGCATCTGGTGGTAAAGAGTATTTCATATCAGCTGTCACGAATACAGATCGTCTACTGGGGTTTCTGCGCCTTCGATTTAATGGCTCACGCGATGAAGTGTATTTTCCCGAAATACAAAAGAGTGGTATCATACGAGAACTTCATGTATATGGATTCATCTCATCTGTAGATGGAAATACAAACGGTCAGGCGCAACACATTGGCATAGGTAAAATCCTCATATGCATCGCAAAAATCATTTCTTTATGGAATGGATACACGTCGATAGCGGTTATCTCCGGTGTTGGTGTTCGTGGATATTATAAACGTATCGGATTTCAACTTAAGAAACCATATGGTTATATGATATTATATATGCATCCGGTTATGTCTTACGTTTCTGCTTTTTGGATTTTGGTTTTGTACAGTCTTAAAAAATTATTTTGTTTATAGTATAGCTATGCTTACTGTATATTATCGTAGCTCATGTCCATATTGTCAAAAAGCTTTAGAATATATTAAAAAGAAACGTCTAACTTGTGTTTATCGTGAAATCGATGATTACGGAGGAAAAGAAAACGTTTTCGGGGTATTGAAAAAAGAAAAACGCATTCCTAATTCTTATAATACAGTTCCCGTTATTTTTAATAATAGCGAGTTTATCGGGGGATATAACGAACTCGTCCGTTTAAAATAATACATTGTACATATAACATGATGAATACAATAGTGTCACGACAGTGTATGAGTCTGGGACAGGTTAAAAGGCGATTGAGGAATCATACTATTATTACAGGGGGGTCCGTCTCAACGTATTATTTTTTTGCCCACGGCATATCTTTAGGATTGTCTTCTTTTATTGGAGCAACATCATCTGTTCTCTACGTTCACCTATTGTCGAATTACGTTGAGAATATTGAATCTGCTAAATATCAAAAACAAATATTAGTCCCCGTAGGTATGACTCTTGCAGAATGTCTTTGGAATAACTATAGTGGGTCTGTAATAGAACTCGACTACCTCACGACAGTTGTTGGATTTTTTGCGTATAAATTGGCTTTATTTGGATTTGTATTCGACGTTATCAAAGATGATTTATCACCTAAAGAACCAATATAATAAACATTAAACGATGAATTACACAGATTATCTTCACCATGAACCGGGGAGGATTATGTGTGCCCCCAGTTTTTTTGAGGAGGCGTGGGAATACAACGAAAAAATACCCCAAACACCAAACCCTATGAACAAACGTTTTATGATTCGCCGAAAACAATGTACATTCGGCGCAACATATAATTTTTCCGGACAAAAATCCACAGGTATTCCATATGAAGAATGGCCAGATCTCACAAAAATAGTTCTACAAGATGTCCGTCAACATAGTGGTTCTGATTTATACAATGTAGTACACACAAATTGGTACCCTGATGGGAAAGCTGGGTTGGATCCACACGCAGATAATGAAACGGATATGGTGCCCAACATGGACATTTATAGTTACACCTTTATATCAGATATGAACGTACCAAGGGGTTTTCAATTTTACACATTCGACGATACTAAACACCCGGTTGGAGAAGTGCTATTGGGGTATGGGGATATGTTGGTTATGAAAAAAGGGATGCAACACAAATTCAAACATGGGGTAAAAAAAAGCACTGCGAAGAAATTTGAAAATCTCCGCAGAATCAATATGACCGTAAGAGCTTGGAAAAATGACAAGTTATGTTAATGGATGCGGTGTTCATAGGGGTTTTTAATGTATGGACAAAATGCTTATAAATGCTATCTCTTCCCGAGAATAAATCAATTCGTTTTCATATTTACTCTTCATCATCCTACTTTTTTAACTTTTTTTCAAGGGGGTTTACAAGTGTCGAACATGTACGCTACACCAAAGCATGTTCAAATTTAACACGTTCGACAACGCTAGAGGAAGGATTCCACCCAAGCGATGCCCATCAGATCCATCGATTGGACGACAGCCCCAGTATTCTAGAGCAAAAGATTTCGCACATTTTGCGAAGGTGACAGTGATGGGTTTGTGCGTAATCTTCTCAACGACTATGGTGTCACGCAGCCTGTGTGCTTGAAGCTCATGTTCTCGTTCAGTGAGGATGTGAAGTGGCATTTCGTGAGCCTTTGAGACAAATCCATTGGCAGAGAACAGCAATGGTTCTATGTAAAAGTTTTCCTCAGCGTACCCGCACATGACCTGTTCCAAAAAACGAACCACGATATTGTAGAGGTTGACATTCTCGTATCCACACTGCGACAGCATTTGAAAGAAAGGAGTGCGGTTGGTGAATAAACCGTTCGCCGTATGTACTGCATCGTTGGTTACATACTTGCCTGATACTGTAGCGAAACTACATGTTTGACACAGTAACAGATTGGGCACACACACTGTTCTTATGGCACCTTGACTTTTGATGGCACTACAATAATCACAAGCAAATACCATATTCTCATGCTTGACACCGATACATTTACCATCGGTCATGCAAATGTATCTTCCATCAGTGTAGTCTCCTACATCAACTTCTGTGTTGTTTAGATCACTTCTTGACACAAGGCCGATTATCCGCGCGCGTCGCGTCGGCGTCGAGCATGCTAATATACCCTTCGCACCACACTTATCTACAAATCTTTTGAAAACTGTAAAAGCTTCAAAAGGATCAGTCACAGAAGTATATTTACAACCAGGATACATATCGGAGAATTCAATATGTGCTTCCTCTGTGAGTGTAACATATATCGTATGTTTACCAACTGATTCGCATGTCACAGTCCTCCTCAAGGAAGCATTGTCAATTCTCTTCAAAAAATAACTTTCCAAAGCCTCGAAAGCCTCGTCTAACTTGTCGATAGCCTTTTCGAGTTTGCTTTCTGAGTCCAAATGACAGTTATCAAACGGCGACTGAAGAAGATGTAACGAATCTTCAAACATGTCCTTGAGTTTCTTTCCATCAAACTCCTCCAACACAGACCA